TCGGAAATGTCTTCTCCAGTAACTGCATTCTTTTTAAGAAACATACCAATGAATTTCTCGGCGGTATCTCCGACTGATTCTTCGAGAGATATGAGACCGATCTTATCATCAGTCTTATCAAGTAAATCAAGAACGATTTCTTTAATAACTGTGCTTTTGCCGGAGCCTGTACCCGAAGTAAATAATGTAATCTCACCATGTCTAATTCCTTTTAGTTTATCATTCAAACCTTTCAAGCAATCAGGATAAGGTATTGATTCTGTATTTCTTCTTTGCTTGTATTGTTCCCATACTTTTTCACCGACTACTAAGCCAGCAGGAGACCAGGTTTGTGCATCCCAATATGCTCTAAGTAAACTTTCAGAACCAAATGTTAATAGCTGTTCACATGGATCTTTAGCTTTTAGCTTAGCAACTTTTACTTTACCAGCTCCTATAATTTTACTTGCTTTCTCTATAGCAGCTTGACCTGCGTCATCAGTATCAAACATTAGTATTACAGATTCAAAAGTTCTTATCCAATCTCTTTGCTCTAGTAAAGCTTTCATTCCTGTTGCACTTGTTATTGAAACTACAGGAAATATTTTATTATACTTATCTAAAAATGATTGGGCAACTGCACATGCATCTAGCTCACCTTCAGTAATTACTAATGTCTTACCACCAGTTGAAACACTTTGACCGAACAATTCTGTCTCATTAAAATTACCATGAATTAAAAATGATTTAGGTAGTATTCTTTCTTTATATGCTACAACAGTTCCATTCTTAGTATAAGGATAGTAGTGTGATCTTCCGAAACCTTCAGGGCTAACAGCCATTTTAATTCCGAAGTGATCGATGACTTGCTTTGAAATGCCTCTTGACATTATTGCAAAGCTATTTAAATCTTTTATTTCAGCTAACATATTAGTTGAGCTTTTAGTACTTAAGTCTTTGAAATCATTCATTTCTTTTACTTTCTTTTTAGTTGAATAATTACAGGAAAAACAATGTGAACCATCATTATAAATAGTAAACGCATCTGATGAGTCACACTTAGGGCACTCCGTTTGTATGTATCTTTTCTGCATAATCTTTACTTTCTTTTATTTGTTCAGGTAATAACTCACTAACTTTAACATAAAGAAACTCTTTTCCTTTTAAAGTAATGGCTTTATATAACTCAGTATAATATACTTTATTATCATTAAACTCTTCAAAGATTCCTTGATAAGTATCAAACAAAGGTTTCAATACATTATCAAGGTCAGCTCCTTTATTTGACATACCTGCTACAATATAAAATGCAACAGGCTCAGAACCAAAGGGCCAAGTCTGACCCATTAGTTCATCTCTTAATTCATTCTGATAATCCAGATATACTTTCTGTTTTATCGTCTTGTTTCGGTGTGTCATTAGGTTTGCGGATAGTGGCTTTACTCTGAATGTGTGTTCTAATATTTTCATATTCATCCCATGATGTTAACATTCGTAATAGTTTATATGATAATTCAAGTTCATGTCTATCATATTTATAGTACTCCCATTCTTTAATAACTCTTTCCCATCTATCAGCAGGGTTAATTATATCTTTAAGTATTGTTGCTGCTTTCTTAGGGCCAATACCTTTGATACCTTTAATGTTATCTGTAGTATCACCAGTTAAACATTGAATCATTAAGTTATAGTTAGCAGTATTATCATCTATAAAAGTCCAGGTATTTTTATTATAGTTATAATGATTGCCTGGAATTTGTAGTAAGTCTTTATCAATACCACAAATAACATACTGCTCATCTTTTTCTCGTGCTTCATAAGACCAAATAGAAACAAGATCATCTGCTTCCATACCTGTTGAAGCTACTGCTCCTTTATCCATAGCATGAGCATGTAAAAAGTTTAATCTTTTCTTAATGCCTTCATCTAATTCAGGACGTTTTGATTTGTAATCAGAGCTTAGTTCTTTTCTAAAGTTATCTTTACCTTTTACAGCATAGATTGCTACTAATTCTTCTTCTTCATCAAACGGATTCATGAGTTTATTCTTTACTTCTAATTCCATTGCTCGACAAAACTTATCATAACTGCTTGATAATTCTTTATTACTAGCATCATTATATGCAATCTTAAAGAATATAGAATCAGTATCTATAAACATATTTATTTTCTTCATTATAATTCCTTTCAGTTAATGAACATCAGCATAAGTATTACCAATTGTACCTTCACCTGCCATGATATTTACACCTACTCTTTTAGGTCCTTCAGCAAATGAATCTTCTAAGATTTTTAGTACACGTTCTGCATCTTTTTCTGCTACAGACCAGGCTACTTCATCATGATAATAAAGTCTAGGTTGTGCATCTAGTTTTTCTTTAGTAATCATTTCCATTTGATAAGCTAATGCAGACTTAGTTGTAATTGCTTCACAACTTTGTAGTAAATAGTTTAAGGTTTGGTAAGATTGTGGCGTATAAACTTTTCTTCCATCAAGACCTGGAATATAACCTTCAGGTCCATGATTTGCTGTAGCTTTCCATATGTTTTCAATCTTTTCTTTTAAAGATTTTAAACCAGGAATAGCATCACCATATCTAGCCATAGATTCTTTACCTGCTTTTAGATTATTTGAACCAGTTAATACTTGACCAAGCTTAGTAGCACCTGCACCAAATAAGAAAGCATATATCCAGGTTTTTGCAGTACGTCTATTAGTTTTAATAATATCTGCATTATACTGGTGTATATCTCCAGACAATATTTGATTTGTTAGTTCTTCTGAATTAACATAATGAGCTAAAGATCTGAATTGATTACCACTAGAATCAGCACCTACAATCTTTCTTCCAGGTTCTGCTATCAATAATTTTCTCAGGTCTTTACCAAGCTCAGCATCAGCTGCAGGTAAGTTAGCAATTACTTCATGTCTACATCTAAATGTTGGAGTACCAACAACCCATAGTTTACCGTGTAATCTATTATCTTTTAAGTCTCTTATCCATCCTTCAACAACACCTTTACGAGATCTAAGTGTTGTCCAGTGATGTATATAAGAACCTTCTTCTCCAAGTTTATCTAATGAAGTTTTAGTTAGCTTAGGTGTTTTCTTTACAAACTCATGACCGATTCTTTCCATTTTCCAATCATCAGGTTGCCAGCCAATTGAATATAAATATTCTTTAACTTGTTCTAAGTTACCAAGGTTAGCTGGTGCAGTAATCTTTCTTTGAAATTCTTTACCTGCTGGCCAAGCTTTTGTATCTTCTACAGCTATAGGTTTATTTAAATACTCAGATAGTATACGCGCAGTTGTTGCAGTGTAATATCCTTTCTTTGTAAACTTAGGTAGCTTAGGAGTTTTATCTATTAGCCTTGTAACTTTTGGTAGTTTAGGTTCAATGAGTTCTTCAATTACTGACATACGTGATTTAATTTTATCAAGTAATTTAAAAGCATTACTTATATCAAACTCCCAGCCATAATGCCTACAATATGCATCAAACTTAGCAGCTTCCATTTCAGATCTTATACCTTCACGAATAAGAGGCTGAGTCTTTGCTAATCTTTCTAGCTCTTCCATTAGTTTCTTAAAGATAATATAATTTAATTGTACATCTCTACAACAATACACCATCATCTCATCAGAGAATCCTGACCAATCATTATAGTCTAGCTTAGGATACTTTAAATGTGCACCCCATCCTGCTAAGCCATGTTTATGTGGTCTTCTATAGTTTAATACCTGAGATGCAATCCAAGTATCAAAGAATTTAATATGATATAAATCAATACCATATATTTTTAGTATCATTAATGCATCAAAGCCAATACCATTATGCGCAATAAGTAACTCAGCATTCTTTAGCATTGATAAACCATGCTCAATTTTACCTTCATACTTATCTGAATAATCAGTGTATCTCATGATACGACCACTATCAATATCTTTCATAACTAAACACCAAACTTTTGTAGCGTCTAGACCGTCTGTTTCTATATCAAATACTAACCTCATTAGGTTCCTTTCCATTTGAGCATTGTGGACAGATATTTAATACTTTATCTATCTCCATTCTCAAATAATATTTATTACATTCTTTACATTTAAATCGTTTAAAAGGTTTATTTGTTAAGTGATCAACCTTGCTCCGATATAATCTTTTTGACATCTACATAGTATCCATTAAATTGTGATGTCTTTAAGTTATCAAGTGCTTCCCAGTATTGAAGAGCTCCTAATATGTTTACTTTAACTTCATCACCTGCTTCTAATAATCTTTCAGGTCTTTCGTTCCATTCACAAAATATAAAATGATCAACTAATTTTCTTTGTCTTAGTATATATATTAACTTTTGACAAGATAAGTTATACCATTTCTTTATAAATTTAACATCAACATTCCCGTATATAGGGCAGACTCCATCAATTTCCCAGCGAGTATCACCTTGCCATTTGTGTGTCTTAATCATATACCATTCAAATAATTCACATTCAATATCTAATCTTAATTGTAAACCAGTTCTTCCTCTTGGGTTATATTTCTTTGATCTCTCATCTCTTTGATCTATAAAA